CTCTATAACAGCTTCTCTTGTTCTTCTTGACGACATCCAGCAGATCACTGAAGCCGAGAAGCTGTCATAAGGAGCTAGTCGATGCGCTTTCACAACGCAACACAGGTAGGGATTAGGCGAGCCATCCGCGGAGTACTCGACCTGAGCCGGTATGAGGTAGACGACAGGGTAAGAGCTGTCATCTGGGAATCCGTGATGTTCGACTCGTTTGACGAAATGGAGCCGAAAATCAAAGGCTTCCTAGCTACAGGAGAAATCAACGATGAAGTTTTTTGGCGTCTAGCCCCGCTCGTCATGAAGGGGCAGATGCTGGTTGAGGAGGGATTTGAATGACCACGGCTTTTGATCCGTTGCAGGTCACAGACGAACAACTGAAGAAACTCGACCGGGAAGAACTCGAAGCGGTTGTCCGGGTTACTGAAACCCAGGCGGCAGCCCTGGATAAGGAACTTGGTGAGTGGTTCTTCAAACCGGAAGAGCTTGAGGAGCCGGAAGAGGTTCAAGGCGGCTCGCCGAAAGGGGTTTTCTTCGCCACGCTTGACTACGAGGAGAAAAACTGGAAAGATGACCTAGCGAAGGCCAGGAAATGCCCGGAAGCGCGGCAACGGCAAGCCGAAATTGGACGCCTACTTGCCTTGCGGGGAACAGCGGTTGTGATGCTTGTTCGCCTGGCCGATGAAGAATACGACCTTATCGAGAAGTCAAGAAAGGACTAAGGCGATGAGCCTAGAGGAAATCACACGGGGTGTGCACGCCCAAATCAAAGCGGAGACCGGCAAAGAGAAAATCGCGGTAGCCCTCATTGTCATGACGCAGGGCGATGAACCAGATTCGGACAGCCTTGCCGCTCACTCTGTTGGATTTGAGGACCAGATTGGTCTCGGATCGACCTTGGCGATCATTGGTCAGCAGATGCTGCAGGCTCAGGGGCTTGGTGATATTGACCCGAATCGAATCATCGACGCCTCGGACGACGAAGTGCTTGCTGAGTTCATTGAAGGAGAAGGAAATGCCTAAAGTAACCCTGATCGCCAGCACCGGTTTATCTTCGGTTTTCCGGGAACTCCTGCAGAAGAAGATGCCAGCGGTTGGAGGCGAAACCCAGGCGGCCTCACTAATTGAGTTCGCGGGACGCAACTGCTATCAGAGCTTCCATCGGCCCAACGAGGCAACCAACACGCCAGAAAATTACATCCACTCCACGGTGCACGACAAGAAGCACTACAGTATCCTGGAGCACGCGTCCGCGTCATTCCTGTTGGAGGGTGTTACCCGCGCGTTCCTGGCGGAGATCACCCGGCACCGCCACCTGTCGTTTTCTGTGGAATCACAGCGGTTCGTGGACTCCGAGAATGCCGAGTTTGTTTTGCCGCCTGCCCTAGAGGTTCTGACTGACGAGGAGCTGGTTGAGACAGGTATTTTCGAAGTGGAAGCCGAGATTCGTGAAGCCTACCGTCGCACTAAGGAAGCTCTGGAGCGGAAGGGTGTAACCGGCAAGAAAGCCAAGGAAGCTGCCCGCTCGATCCTGCCTAACTCGACCTCAGTGTCGATGGTTGTTTCCGGTAACTTCCGCGCCTGGCTAGAAGTGCTGACGCGCCGCACCCAGCCGGACGTCGACGCGGAATTCCAGGCGGTGGCGCGCGGTATTCTCTTCCGCCTGAACGAAGTTTGCCCGGAGGTTTTCGGCGAGTTAGCTGAAAAAGTCATGACGGAGACCCACCCAGACGAGGTCAACATGACCGAGCTCATGAACATACGCCACAACGACAAGAAGGCCATTCTTATGTGGCTTGGGGACCCTAGTAGGTGGGTTTTCGGTCGAAGCAAGGAGGCCGAATCATTCGGCAAACCGACCATCACAATCAAGAACAGGCTCTATCATCCGGTGACAGAGGAGAAGGGAGCCAAGGCGCTTAAGAGGGTCCTGCACGCGGACACTGTTCTGGTTGCAGTGAGCCTCACGGACCCGGAGAAGGCAGAGCATGTTGTCACCGTCATTACCGACGACGGACCTGTTGCAGTCAACAAGAAGCTTTCCAAGTTCCTTGGCGTCGAGCATTCCTCTGTGTCCTCCGGCGAAAAAGACTCTCCTGAGCCCGCCTTGCCTAACGAGAAGGAAGGAAGACGAGGCCCAGACCTCACGAGCGCGGTTCGTGCTGTGGAACGGTGGAATACCCAGGCTGGTCAACTCGACCCCTACAACCTAAAATGGGATGAACTCCCACACTGCCGCCAGGCCGTGGATTTCCTGCGTGAGGAAGTCAACGAGGTTGAGCTGGCCGCGATGAGCCTGGAGGATGACCGGGTTGAACTCCTCGACGGCATCGCCGATGTGCTGTTCACTCTTTTCGGGCTGGCCGCCAAGGCCGGTCTCACCGACAAGGTGGAGCCAGCGTTTTGGGAGATTGTACGCAGCAACCAGACCAAACTCATCGACAACAAGGTTCTCCCTGGTGGGAAAGTCGGCAAAGGCCCCCACTATGAGCCACCGAACCTAGCGCAGTTCTTCCCCGAGGGCTGGTAATTCCCACTCCTAGATAGAATGGATGTAACCACTATCTAGGAGTTTTTCTATGGCCAAAGCAGGACGAAAATCACGACGACTGACCACCCGCACAAAAGGCAACGGCCTCGGCGGCGGCAAGTGGGGGCATAATTTCGAGCCGAAAAACGCGGTTGCTCGCGCGCAGAAGAAAAAGACCTGGGGGCAGAAAGGCGGACAGAAGAAATCTTCTTCCGCCAAGACCGGGTCTCGAGCCAAGAAGCGCTAAATGCGGTTTTGTTCGTGGTTTACTGAGGAGCCCCGGTATCGGGCCTGCACTAACGCAGCCCTGCCGGGGAAATCACGCTGCGCGGAACATCAGGTTAAGCGTCGACAAGGTGATTTCACAGCGGCCATTCGACGGCAGGTGATCGACCTGTATGGCGGTCGTTGTGCTGTGTGCGGGGAGCCTGGTACCGAGGTCGACCATGTTGTTGAGCTGGCAGAATTCCAGCCGCACGAGCGCTGGCAGGCAAACCTAATCAGTAACCTGCAGCTTTTGTGTTTCATGCATCATTCCGCCAAAACCCGCGAATACAATTCCGCAGCTGATGACCCAAATGATTTTCACCGGTCGGCCCGCAGCCGGAAGCGCTCGCGGATGCGCAGGGGTGGTTTCGGGGTTTAGATGGAAATTATTGTGCCGCAGCTTGAGACGCTGCCGGACGGCACCCTGGACATTTGGCCGTCGCTTGGACCGCAGATTATCGAGTTTCTGGAGGACAGGTTTGTCTACGGCCCAGGTCCACTCAAGGGTGAGCCGTACAAGGTTCGTGACGACTTCCGCTACCTGTTGATGCGCGCTTACGAGCATTTTCCCGACGGTTACCACCTGAAGTTCGGGGACATCGACATGGACATGTCCGGTCGCCGCCACTTCACGGAGGTCAATGTCTCCCTTCCTAAGGGTGCCGCCAAGACCGAGTTCATGGCGCTGATTGCGTTGGTGGAACTACACCCGGACGCGCCGATCCGTTTCAACGGCTACGATCCGAAAGCCCCCGGCGGACTCGCGCCTGGCCGATCCGTCGTGTCGCCGTACATTCCCATGTTGGCGCCGACAAAGGACATGTTGGACGACCTAGCCTACGGTGCGGCGAAAGAAATCGCCAGCCTCATTGACGATGCTGGTCTGTTTGACGTAACAAACGAGCGGATTCAAATCCAAGGCGAAGCGGACTCGCGTATCCTTCCTGTCGCACCCAACCCGAACGCGCTGGACGGTAAGAAGCCGACTTTTCAGTGCATTGACGAGCCGCACCGTCTGTATGAGGACCGGCACCGCAAGTCGTATGCCACGATGAAAAACAACCTGCCGAAGCGTAAAATGGACGACGCTTGGCAGTTGACTTGTACCACCGCCGGTGATCCAGCCGAGCCGTCTATTGCGCGTGACCAGTACCAGCAGGGCCTGCGCATGGCCGCCGGTAAGGTTAAATCGGATGAGGCCCGCACGTTCTTTTACCACCGGCAAACCAGCGATGCGAACGCCAAGTTCGACACGATGGGGGACCGACTGCGCGCGCTGAAGGAGGCGTCTGGCGAGGAGGTCTTCGGCTTCCGCGACCCCATCCCGACAGCCGCCATGTGGGACGAGGCGGGTGCCGACCGCTCCTACCTGGAGCGCGTGTGGTGCAACCGTTGGGTTCAGTCCGCGCAGACAGCCTTCGACGTGCAGAAGTTCCGGGCCCTCGGGGACCCGACTCTACGCATCCAACCCGGCAGCCAAGTTGTGGTTGGTTTCGACGGCGCACGCCGTGAAGACTCCACCGCGATTGTGGTAACCGAAATAGACACGGGAATTCAAGTTCTGGCCGGTCTATGGGAGCGACCTGATGAGGAGGACTTGGATGGCCAAGGCTGGGAGGTGCCGGTTTCCGAGGTGGACGAGGTGATGACCTCGATTTTCGAGGACTACCGCGTCGAGTTCGCGTTCTGCGACCCTCCGTACTGGCAGGAGCAAATCTCCATCTGGGCTGGACGTTGGGAGGGCCGGGTTATTTCGTGGTACACCAAAAACATCAACCCCATGTACTACGCGCTCCGGGCCTACAACGAGGCCATCGAATCCGGTGACCTTGCTCATAACGGCGACTCGGACTTAGTGAGGCATGTCGGAAACGCCGGTAAAAACATGCTTTCGCAGTATGACGACGAGGGCCTGCAAAAGTACCGGCTTGTTAAACTAAACAAGAAACGAAAATACGACGCCGCAATGGCCGCGGTTCTCAGCTGGGCCGCGCGGATGCACGCACTGGCGAAGGGTGCGGAGCAGAAGGAAGACCCTGGGGAGTTCTACGACGCCCCGCAACGACTTAGGTAGGAGCGCCATTGTTTGCGATTAAACCCGGCGACGACATTGAAAACACAGACGATGTAACCCACCCGGACTACTACGCCTATTCGCTACTCAATGAGATTAAGCAGCGCTGGGATTTCATTGAGCAGGCGGAGTCCTATATGTCCGGCGACCCCGTTGGCACTGAGTACGAACCGGAGGAAGAAAAGCAGTTCGAGGGATTACAAGAGCTGCGTGAAATCAGCCAAACCAACTGGGCTAAGCTGATTGTTTCCGCCACCACGGACCGCCTCGGTATTCTTGGCTTCCGCTCTGCGCTGTCTTCCGGGGAGACCGGCGACGAGGTTGTTGAACGCCTGTTCGAGCGGGATGCGATGGGGATTAAGGCCCAGGAGGCCATGACCCTGGCCTGCGCGTACCGCAGCGCCTACCTTTACGTTGACCCTGGCTCAAAGCGCCAGAAAGTTCTGCCGCCGTCGAACGCAGCCGTCATGACTGATGTTTTCGGCGAGCCTGTCGCCGCCGTAGTACTCCTGCGCGACCGCGTGCTGTCGCGAGACGTGCTTAACTTGTTCGTGCGTGAAACCGACGAGGACACCGGTGAGGCTACCGGTCGCTGCCACATGTTCGTGGCGACACGTGAGTTTGACGACAAACAGCAGCAGTCGCAGGTGGCGCGCGGTTTCTCGCTGCGCCTTACCCAGTATGATTCTGAGGTTCCTTTCAACCGGTACGGCGTCATGCAGGACTGGGTGTGGTGGAAGGAACGCATTGTCGACCAAGAGCGAGTGCCGGTGACGGCCATCACCAACAAGGATGGCAAAAACGAGTTCGAGGATCATTTTTCGATCATCGACCGCATCAACCACATGACCCTGCAGCGCACGGTTATTGCCACCATGCAAGCGTTCCGCCAGCGCGGAGTTAAGGGTAATTTCCGGCGCCGCGACGAGTTCGGCCAGGAGATCGACTACTCCGACATGTTTGAGGCCAGCCCTGCCGCACTGTGGATGCTGCCGGAGGGGGCCGAGATTTGGGAATCCTCGCCGACGAGTTTCCAGGAGATTCTGAACTCAGTGTCCAAGGACATTCAGGATTTGGCGTCGGTGACCTATACGCCAATGTCGTACTTTTCCGACAGCCTCAACCAGTCCGCGCAGGGTGCCAACGCGCAGAAGGAAAACAGTATCGCTAAGGTCGAGGACCGACGTCGCCGCTTCGGGGCCGCATGGAAGCGCCACATTTCAATCCTATTGGGGGTCAACGGCGAAAAGGACCGTGCGGAGGAGGACTCTCTAGAGGTCATTTGGGGTCCGATCCAAACCTACACCCTAGCGGAGAAAACCGCCGCAGTTACCTCCCTTGTTGGTGCGGGCGTGTCCCTGCGCACGGCGCTACGTGAGGGTGCGTTCATGACACCAAGCGAGATTCGCCGCGCAGAGAACGAGCGGATTGAGGAGATGCTGTCGCAAACCCTTACCTCCGCCATTGGCACTATGACCCCGCTGGCCAAGGCCAAAGCAACCCAAGCTACGAACCTAACACCGGCCAAGTCGGAGTCGCAGAAGCAGCAAGAGCAGCTAGCCGGTAAGGCTGTGGCGGGGGCCGAGTAATGCCGGTAACAGCACAGACCCTGCCTCCGGCCCGTTCGGTCTACGACTACCCGATCACTATCCCTGGCCAAGAATTAACCCCTGCGCAGGTCGAGCAGGCCAACATCGCCAAAATTGCCGGGATCGTGACTGCTGTCGCGGCAGGCAAGAAGGCTCTCACTGACGCCGTCACCATGCAGGTTGTGGCGCTCCTGCGCGCCGCGGACTTTACGACCGACGCGGGAGTGAAAATGTTCGCTCGGCAGGCCGCCACCATTGTGCGTATGGGTATCCGCCAGTCGCAGATTGTGACGTGGGCCGGGGTTCGTGAGCGCTCTGCCATCATGGGTGTTCCACTGCCCGGCTCCGTACCGGATGAGAGCGAGTATCCCCCGGAGGTAAGGTCCACCCGAGGAAGCAGCCTCGAAGACGCCTACGAGCGGCTGGCCAACGAATACAAGAAGAACCGCGAACTGAAACCAGACTCCGCGCCGATCAAAACCCTTGTTGAGGAGTTTGAGACGCAGGGGCTGTTGCCGATCGCTCGACCGGAGCGGATTTCCGAGGACGCGGTTGAACCTGATGGGAATTATGATGAAACGTGGAAGAAAGCCTTCGCCAAAGCAGAGCAAGAAGCCCGCAAAACAGAGGGCCGAGAAAACCCAAAAAGACCGCGCACGTCGACGCCAGTTAAGGTTGCTCCGCGAGGCGGAGCGGCCCTTGGCACCGTGGAGCCAGCCGTGGACGAGTCCGCTGGCGGAGGGCGGGATGTCGATGAAAATGTTCGGGGAACCGATAAGGATACCTCCGGGGCTAGGCCAGTAGAGGAGCTCCAGGCGCTGGTCACCCTCACCCCAGCGGAGGTAGATCGGGTGATCGAGCGCTACGCCGAGCAGAAAGTGGAGGAGCGCGCAGAGCGCATGGTGTCGCACGACATCCAGTCCGCGTCACGCAACACACACCACGTAGCAATGGACAAGCTACCAAAGTCGAAGGTGGTGGGCTACCGTCGTATTGTGCACCCAGAGCTGTCCGAGTCCGGCCAGTCGTGCGGCCTGTGTATTGTCGCCAGCACTAATATGTACTCGCATGGCGACCTGATGCCGATCCATAATCTCTGTAACTGTGAGGTAGCGGAGGTTTACAAGGTCGGAGACCAGCTTTTCGATCCTGGTAATCTAATCAATATGGAAGACCTGGAGGTTTTCTACAACGAGGCAGCAGGCTCCACACGTGGGTTCGATCTGAAGCGGAGCCGGTACAAGGTCATTGACCACCCAGAGTATGGCCGTTCGCTTGTCAACGTTAATGAGAAAGCCTCTCTGGAAGCTATCGAATTTGGACCATAGGAGACGTGAAAATGGCCAACCAATCATCCCTTGACAAGCTCGTGTCGCTTTTGGCGGCAGCAATCAAGGAAGACACCAAAGAGGAAGCCGCTACAGCCCCAGCTCAGGCTACAGCGCACGCAGAAGAAGCCTCGAAGGAAGAGATTCAGGCGACTCCCGCCCCCTCTACACCGGCTCCGATCTCTGCCTCGACGCCGGAAACCCCGACCAAGACGATTGAAAATCCAGCGGCCCCAGAGCCTGCTGAAGAAGGTAAAGACGACGAGGCGGCGAAAGCCCTCGCGGAAGCCGAGGAAAAGCTCCGCAAGGAACGTCAGAAGTTGGCTCGTGAGCAGGTTAAACACAGTTTTGCTTCCGCTGGGCTTGACAAAGACACCTTTGAGGCTGTAGGGGATTTTCTTGACTGGGGTAAAATCACGAGTGAAGAGGGCGACCTATCCGAAGAGACGATCGAAAAGCTAATCCTGGCTTTCAAAGCCGTGGCAACCAAGACGCCTCCGAAGAAGAGTAAGCCCGCCAGCACGTCGGCCCCGAGCGGGATCGGCAAGTACCTACCATCATAGGAGCATATTTTGGCGACTATCCCCTCCCGTAAAGGGTTGCGTGTAGACCCTAAACTACCGTCAATTGAGGATCGTCGATGGATGGGGAACATTGACACTGTCAACAACTCCCTCAACGGACGCATCCTGATTGACGAAGACCTGAAGAAAGACGGCCCCCACAAGGTGGGCCGCTGGATCAAGTCCGGCATCCCCGTGTACAAGGACGGCGACAACTACAAGCTTTTCACTGACACCGCCAAAGGTGCTGGTAAAAAGGTCGACGGCTTTGTTATTTCCCCCGGCGAGACCCGCGACTTGCAGAGCGAAGAGTTCTTTAACCACTACTACTCCGGTGTCGTTGTCTCCGGTATCGTCTACGCGATCTACCTCCCGATCAAGGTCACGGAAGCCGACCTTGCAGTCAACAGCAACATCACCCTGGTTAAAGGAAACGAGGCTTAAATGATTCGTGATCTCAAAGAAGTAACACGCGACGCGCTCACCCCCGAGCGCCTAACCACCATCGCGCGTACCGAGCACGCCCTGTACGAAACCAAAGAAGCGGAACTCGCTGCCCTGCTGCCTTCCGAGTTCACCCAAGACCTTGAGTTCGAGGTCGACTACGGTGAGCCGGACGAGTTGGTCATTGCGGATTTCCGTACGTTCGACGGTAACCTGACGTCCGCCACTAAGGGTGGCCGCCAGACCGCACGCGGCGAGATTCAGCCCTTGGGTCGCAACTACGTCCTGGACGAGAAGACCCTCCTCAAGGCACAGCGCGACACCACCGACGCTCTGAACGCAAAGGCAGAGAACCTTGTGCGTGAAGCCACCCGCGCTATCGCTGCGACAATGGATGTTCTGCGTGGCCAGGCCATCGCCGACGGCAAGATTCAGCTGCAGATGCTGAACGCGGGCACCGAGGAAATCGACTTCGGTCGTAAAGCCGAGTTCACTACTACTGCTCCGAAACTGTGGTCGGATGATACCTCCGATCCACTGGAGTACATGGCTTCCCTGGTTGACCTCTACCGCGAGGAAAACCGCAAAAAGCCTGAACTGGGTCA